TGATCCTATCACCCTTACTAAGACCAAAGTTCTTGTCAATGTACTCAACACCCTTAAGAGCTGAAAGCAATCTGAATCTGACCTGACTCTCAGTGCCAACACCAATGTTAGCATATGTATAGTCAAATTTTCTTACATCAATAGCCTTATCAAAATTACTGGTGGTTGTGGTGACACCAAGAAATTGCGTAAGATTCTTGTCAGAATAAGAAAGAATATTCTCATTGCCAAATGAATCTTTAACTGATAACCTACCAGATGATGGAAAATCAATGGTTGAATCAACATCAAAGAAGGTGGCACCAGCACCCACTGCATTTAGAAGTTTTGTTTTGGGGTTAGGTTCAAACTTACCAACAATTGTTCCCTTTGCATTAATATCCCTCTGATATCCAGTATCAATTGATATCTGATAAAAATCACCCTCTACATGTATCTTCTCAACTTTTGTACATGTTCCCCTGGCACCAGTTGAATCCTGATAGATGGTAAGATTTTTAACCTTTAGGGGATCACCAACATATGCCTCAATAACATAATCCTCACTGACCTTGTAATCTGCATCAGAGGATCTTATTAGTTGATTGTTTGGTTTTAATATTTCAACATCAACACCATAGATTGCCCTGAAAAGAATCTTGAATGAATCATCAGTTCCTTTTGCCTTATAGAAACTATCTGATGCCTTTACAAAGTTTCTCTGATCAAGACCAGTGGCAAGGGTTCTACTCTCAAAACCAGGTGCAATCTGTGTCTTTAACTTATTAAAGAATTCCTGTAGGAACAGGACGCTTAAATTCTTTACAATAGCACCCTTCTTATGTTCTGCTGCCAGTGATGTCTTGAATATCTGCTTATCAGGAATCAGTGTATTAGTGTATTCAGTTATACCACTAAATCCCCTCCTACAGTTTTCAAATGTGGTCGCAGTCTTATTTCCATACTTAATGATCTCATCATCAATCTGAATGATACCATTATAGTCAGGGAATTTATATGTAAAGTTGGTATCAGAACTAAGTTTAATTGTATTACCAACAATTCCTAGGTCAGCACCCAACTTAGTCTCTGTTTTAATGGCAGCAAGTTCATCAACCTTGACATATTGATCAAGGTTCTCAATCAGATCAAGGGTGCCACCCTGCACCTCCTGAGAGACATAATATTCTTCTAAGAAACTTACCAGCAGTGGAAAGTCATCCCTAATGTATGATGGAATTTGGGATGCTAGAACATCCTGTATCTGTACTCTATCTACCGCCATTTCTTAGTAAGAATATGTTGTTGTGCTTGTGGATCCATTCATACCAGTTGTAACAGTCACTGTTTGTTGAGTTGATACCGCTGGTTGTGATGTGGTTTGAGTCTGTGTCTGTGTCTGTGTCTGGGTGTCAGTTTGAGTTGATGTTTGGGTTGTTGGTGTTGCCAATACTGGTTTACCCCTTACAAGAACCCCATTAGAGTAGGAGGAGGAAACAATATAGTTGCTACCAGATATATCATCACCAGAGGCAATCTCATCACTTACAGCATTAATTATTACCCTGGTTTGATCAAGTTGAAGATAAAGATCCTGCTTTCCAATAACATCATTTGAGTAAGGGGTGGCAGATATCTCAATCAGTGGTTCACCTCTATTTACTACAGTAGAAATGATATTTATTGGTGAGATCATTAGTTCACCCTTGACATAATCAATTGATCCCACATTTCTTCTCACAATAACAAACTCAGTATCAGAATTCAACTTGAAGAGGAATAATGAACCATTCTTCAATGTTGCATCAGGGGTGTCACCAAGATATAGGGTATCAGATATACCTGCTACCTTGAATCCAGAGGACTTGATATTCAATCCAATCTCACCACCATGTGTCCCATGACCATGATTCTTGACATGGAACCTATTACCAAAGCAGATCTCATACTCAGCAAATGTATTAAGGACACACTGAAGATCCCTGCGCATATCCACTGTGGTGATGTTTGATGTGATTGATTGATGACTATTATCAATCACATTCTGATACTTACTATATTTGAATCTAGCACCAAACTTATTCAACTCTGTTGAACCAGAATACTGATTAATATTAGTCCTTACAAGACCAATTACAGCAGCAGCTCCTGGTGCCTTATTCTCATTATAATAGACAAATGATTTTGTCTCAATAAACAGGTATTTCAGGTCAACAATCTCTGGTATGATACCAGCAACAGAATATTTCTTTAACTGTCTGGATACATCCTCCTTTATTGCTGTTGATAGGAATACCCCATTGATTGGTTTGACAGCAATCATCACCCTACCAAACTTGGGTGGTGTCAATTCCTCACCACCAAAGGCAGAGACTGATTCTGCCTCTGGATATATCTTAGGAATCATTGTCTCATAATCAACTGCTGTAACAGCACGATTCTGTGATGCATAGATCTGGGTGGAGAACTTCTTGATTGACTCCACATTCTCAATATCAGCACCACCAAAACTCTGTTGATCAACAAACATTGTGGTGATATTGTTGGTCAATGCACCACCATTATTATTAACCAACTGACCAGCATAGGTCAATCTGGATATATTATTACCATCAGGACCATTTGATACAATATAACCAACCTCAATCACATTTGGTTCCTGCACTGGCAGACCAAAGATTCCATCACCAAACATCAATTCATATCTCTCATTCTCCACCTCCTGAAGGAAGTAGATTGGTGAATCTGGACCAATCTCAAATAAACCCTTTGATTCCTTATATTCCCTCTGAATACTGGAACCAGATGATTCCCTCACACTAACCCTGATCAGGTTGGTATCAATCCCACTATTGGGTAGGATATATCTCTGATTGGGATTCCTTGAACTCACATTAAAATTCTGTGTGAGGTGTGATCCCTCATATACTGTGATCCCATCAAACAATGCCAACCCATCATCATTAACACCAACAGTTATATCCTCTGGTATTGAGAAGGTCAATGATTGTGAACCAAAGGTTGATGCTGATACTGCAACTATACCCCTCTTCAGGGTTACTGCAACAGTTGTTGTACCACTGACATCAACAGCAAATGATACCCTTGCAGTTGCTGATCTCCTTGGTCTTGGGGTATATCCAATATTCTTTGCTAATGATACCACATTCTCCCTCAATGTGGCACTATCAATGAAGACCTCATTGGTCACCATATTAGCATTGTAAGAATTGATATATGTGTTATATGCTAACAGATCAATGATGGTGGAAAGGTTAGAACCCTCAAAATCATAATCAGTGAAGTTTGAATTCGCACGAAGGTAATCCTTTAAGGATGTTTTGATCTGATTAAAATCTAGATTGCTGAAATTTACTAAAGGCATTTACCTGGTCTGCTCTAAGGCGAATGAAATTTGTTGTGGTGCTGCATCAATACCAACTATGGTATAGTTGATCCTAACATCAAATGAATTATTTGGTATATTAGGACTCACCCTTACATCATTTAACCTCACCCTAGGTTCGTACTTAATAATGGTTGTCTCAATCTGCTGTTGGATATTGGATGCTGTAATCTGGTCTAATGTTTCAAATAGTGATTCATAAACATCAGAACCAAGGGCAGGTTGAAATGGTCTGTCACCAGGTACTGTTAATATTAGATTACGTATTGCCCTTGAGATAGCATTTTCATTCCTCAAACCAATCAGATCCCCATTAAGGGGATTGGACTGAAACGTCGCACTGATGTCTTTAAATGGTTTATTTACCCTTTGGACAGGCATTAAGATAACGACACTAGATATGTCTTTATTTATAGGGGTTATTCAGATATTAGGCTAAGCCTGATCCTTTAAAGGCAACAAACCCAGTCTACTGGAATATTAATATGTTGTCAATACCCTATTGGACATCCTCATACCTACCATCCTGTGAATGATACGTATCAATGGGATCCTCCCCACTGGAATCATCATTCCTCTCCTTTGTTGTCCTCCAGAAGTATGAGTCCTCATCACCAAGTCCCATCCTGTCATGACCATTCTCAACCTGATAATACTCAGTTGATACCTTGAAGTCAGGCATCTTGGGATTATCAGGAGTCAGGCTGTTGTCAAAGATCCTGGTCCTGTTATTGGGATACAGGCAATACTGACCATTCCTCAACTCTATGAGGTTATGTGATTTGTGCTCAGATGGTATCTCAGAGGT